TATATCTCTGTTAAATGTGATAGTTGCCTCTTCATCTTCAAAGTCCCCTAATCCCATATTGGATAGATGCGCCTTAACGAACCAAAGTAAATCTTCAAAAGCCGCCTGCAACTCCGTCTCCATGTCGTTTGCATCTAGGTCTATGTCACTGTACATACTCTGAATATTCATCTGATTCGGATTGCCGGCCATTCTATCATCTTTAGCATCATAGCCCATACCATTCTCAATTAAGGCTTTTTTGAATATCTCAATAATAGCCTTATAGTTATCTACATTGACCTTAACCTCAAGAGTATCAACTCCACCTTTTTCGGAGTCATTGCTTCTGACTTTTACAGCACCATACAGTGCAAGTTTCTGCCTAAACTCTCCTAAGTCCTGCCCGTCATAGTTCTTGATAACCAGAATAGTATTCCTTGCGTCTTCCTGCATATTGTTCTCAAAGTCCGAGAGCATTATGTTGATACCATCCTGCAGAGACTTAATTCTCTTTATAAGTGGAGTGCCTTCGTGGTACTTAAGTGGCACCAATGGAATTCTTCCCCAGTTATAACTGTCGCTATCAGTGTTCACATATGTACTATAAGGCGTAACATTATCACTCTCTAAGCTTTCACCGTTTAGAATAAATCTATACACCCCTTGAGGAGTATATACTTCTGCCCTTTCAATCTCAGCTTTACGGCCTGCAGCAGTATACTCATCAGTCTTATATACTCTGACCGCAAGTCTTACCCTTGTCTTTTCGTCATCTTCCCAAAAAGGAAGTATTTCATAGCCTGGAAAAACTTTAAAACTAAGTTGTCCTGATGCGTCATAATTTGGGTAAATCCATGCAATGCCGGTATTTAACATAAATTTACCGGCTTTCTTTATGCTCCTCATGAACTTTTTATTGAATACCTGCTTCAAGCACTCCAGGTAGGCGGTATTGTCTGCGCTTACCACAAACGGTTGACCAAACAAGTAATTAGTCTTTTGATTCACAAGCTTAGCATACTGATTATCTATAATTCTGTTATTTGGCAGATTAGTTACTTCCTGCAGCTCTCCGCCCTCACCGATAACAGTTCTTTTTCTTGTCAGTATATCCTGCTCCCCCTCATAGTACATTGCACCTTTTAACTGCATAATTCTATCCGGGGATGCCTTCCATGTCAGTATTTCATTCTTCAGTATGTTGATTCCATCAATACCGACTATGCTTTTTTTATTAAAAAATTGACTGATTGCCAAAATTATTCTTTTTATGAAATCCACATCTTTTCTCCTTAATCAAAACTATATACAGACCCCATTGATATATCCTCAAGGGCGTATCTCATGGCGTCCATAAGGTGGTTAAAATCATCAATAGGCTTATTTATCATATTTCCAGTCTTACTATCCTTCGCCCAAGTATAGTTAGATATTTCTGTAATAAAATTCACACATCTTGGATGAATTATTATGTGATAGTCCTGTATAAAGTCGATACCGTGAACTATGCTGTCAGGTCCTTTCCTTGCAGCAGTTATATGCGATAGGCCTAAAGTATAAAGCCTGTCAATACTCTTTTTCTCCGCACTGTCAGCCCTAATCCTTTCTTTCGCATATCCCATCTTAGTAATCTCATCCGCTATAGCCTCATTGCTCATGCCCTTCTTGTACATCTCATCAAATACCCATATTGTTTTGCTCTTTGTATCTACAAGACCACAGAATAAAGCACTTGGATCATTTGTATAACCAAAGTCAAGCCCGAATGCCGACTGAATAGTTGATATTTTCTTGACCTCATTTATATCAAACGCCTTTTCTTCCCAGTTTTCGTATACAAGACCTTCAACAATTCCCCACTCACCAAGTCCTGCAACCTGGTACCTTCGTGGGTTATTCTTCTTCATTGACTCAAATACCTTCAAATCGGCCTTATCAAGCCACTCATTACAAAGATAATTTGTAGTCATTGCTAAAACTTCATCATCAGGAACATCAAAGAACCTTTTCTTTATCCAGTGATGTTCATTCCAAGGGTTTAAGGTAATTGTAATCTGCTTAAACAGCTTTACATCATCAGGAATAGCACCTCTTATTGACTCATCAAGCATGTTAAAATCATTTTCATTTGATATCTCATAGGCCTCTTCCAACCACATCCAACAAAGATACCCTTGCTCTACCGTAATTGAAGTAATCTTAAGCGGATCATCAAGGCCCCTGAAGTAAATCTTTTGCCCTGTCGGTATGTACGTCATCTCAAGTGGTGATTCTTTCACTTCCCAATGATTTTCAACCTTAAGCCGTCTTATCGCCCATTTAAGCTCTGTAAAGCAACTATCCTTTAAAGTTCTGAATACCTTGCGGACCACAAGCAAATTAGCCTGCGGATACTTCATGATTGCCCATATATACCAAAGGGCGGTTGTTTTGGACTTCTTACTCGCTCTACTGCCTTTACAGACTCTGTATCTGCCTTTGTATCGCCAATATGTGCCGTATCCCTTACCTACTACATCAGGTAAATGAATCTTAATGACATCAGTCTTCAAGATCATCACCTCCTGAAATGATTACCGGCACATTGGCGGTAACATCTATCTTGTCTTTAAACAGCCCCATACGCTTGCCAAGTAATTCGGCAGCTTTTAATCGTTCCTTCTCATCAGGAAGCTTCTGCAACCTTCTTGCTTCGCTACAGCCTTCACCGACTCCCTCAACAACTACAATCTCTGATTGTGTTTCACCTCTGAGAACTGAAGTTAAGTACGCAAGGACCTCCTGCTGATCGGCAATCTTTTTGTCTGATAACTCTTTAAGTTTTTCGTCAATATAGGATTTGATATTAGGTTTTATTAGGTTTTCAACACCTATAACATTTGCCGTCTTCTTACTGTATCCTGCCTTTATAGCCGCTTCTGTAGCATTCCCACTGATGATATATTCATCAGCAAATCTCTGTTGTTTTAATGTTAATTTGATATATCATCAGCTCCTTCCTGCATACAAAAAAGACAGCCACGCTTGACCACACATGACTGTCTTAATTGAAAAATATAACTTAGAGGTTCATTACAACGATTTCCTCCGAAAAAACTGAGAGCGGTAAAATGCCCACCCGCTCTCAAACCTTTAAAAGGAGGCTCTTATGAAAAAGTACTTGCTTAAACTTTTCACACATACATGATATCATAGATTCATTTTCATTTTTATTCATTTTTTTCACTCTTTTCACTCTTTTTGAGAGTGATATAATTCCTCAAATTTTTTCAGGGCATTCCTATAGGATTTATGCACCGCCCCAACCGAGTAATGCGTTTCATCCGATATCATTTCAAATGTCATATCTGATACATAATACATTGACAATATTATCTTGTGCTTGTCATTCGGTAACTTGTCAATCAATTCTCTTGCTTCAGCCTTTAACTCCATCAGCTTGATGATGTCTAGATTTATTTGTTCCTTTAGCTCCAACATTTTTATTACAGCATTTTCTATACCACCACTTCCGCCACCTTGCACTCTTTCACCAAGTCCAGTATTCACCTTTGTTGTCAATGCATCCAATCGCTCTTGTTCTAGAAATTTAGCCTTTAACATGTTATCTAAGGTTTTCAGCTGTCTTAGATACTCTTTAGCCGTCATATTGTCAACTCCTTTTCAAGTGTTGCAACTATACACTCAACTCTCTTTGCGCCTAGTCCTTTTATTCCAAGCAAGATTTCACCAATTTTAGATATATCTATACTAGGTACTGACTTTACTCCTTCAGCGTAGCCACTCTTGTAAATACTCTGTATGTATAAGTTCATCTGATTATGGTCCATCTTTCTTATGTTCTGATATTCTTTACGATTTATCACTATATCTTTTTGTATTGCCATCACTCACCTCTTTCCCACTCAGGACATATCATCTTGTCGTCTACAAAATCGCCGCACTGATCACTTCTTGTACAAACACATACTCCTGCGTGCTCAAAGTGCTCTTTGTACCACGTGCAATTCTTACACGTTTTATTACTGTTTTTCTCTGCTTTAATTCTCCTCAGCTGCCTTTTCAGCTTCTTGTCTACGATAAGCGATACAGTCGTCTTGTCGCCTTCGTCGTCAAGTATCTGTGTAAGCATAATATGCACATCTGCTATCTCTTCAAGCACCGCCCTTGAGTGCTGTTCTTTACCCTTAAGCACATCTTTTTGCAAAGCTACTATAAGCTCCGCAAGCTCTTCGATTGTCTTAGATTTTTGATGTATCATGCCATAGTGCCTTAATATCTGCCTTGCCTGCTCTTTAATCATGCTCTACCTCACTTTAACAGCTCATCTAACTCCTGATAAGCTTTTACAATTTCGTCGTCATAATCATTAATTTGATTTTTGAGCTTTTTCTCAATCATAGCCACTACTTCTATCATATCGTCGTCACTTAAAGGCATGAGAATATTTTCTCTGTATTCTCCATCATCATTATATCCTGCAAGTGATATAGCGTGACATTGAAAGATGTCTAAGAACTCAAGCATGTCAGCCACGTCTTCCAGCAAGCTTTCGCAAGCTCCTATCTTTTTGTTAAGATCATCTATCTTATCAATTTTGTTTTTTAATTCTTCTTTTCTCTTATCTTCCATTATTTTTTTCTCCTCGCTCTTCGCCACCGAACACAAGCTCTCCACCGCAAGCAGAATATCCTGCAGCATCAATCCAACTGTCCTTGTCCTTCCCTCTGCTTGACTTTATTCTCGCATTCTTCATAAGCATCATCATTGCGGCCACCTGCCATGCTGCTCTTCCTGTAATTTTTGACTTATAAATGTTTTTTACCGCATCCGCCTGTACTTTTCCAAAATCTATCATTTTTTCAATCTCTCCTTTACTTCTTGTATTCTTGCCTTTAGGCTGTCCAGCAAGGCTTGCTGTGTATCGCTCTTGCCCTCAAGTGCTTTAGCCACATCCTCATCGCGCTTACCCTTTACAAGCAATTGATGAACTATAACCTTTTGCTTTTGTCCTTGTCTGTGAAGTCTTTTAAGCGCCTGTTGATACAACTCCAAAGACCAGTTAAGGCCAAACCATATCATGTGGTTGCCGCCATCTTGTAGGTTAAGCCCATAGGCTGCACTTGCAGGATGCGCAAGCAGTAACTCAATTTTGCCGTCATTCCAGTCTTTTTGATCCTGTACTGTCTTTAACTCTCTGCAGTGTGGAAATTCTTTCATGATTCGGTCTTTGTCGTGCTGGAAGCTGTAAAATAATAAAATATTGTGCCCCTTCAGGGATTCTACAATCTCTTTCAGTGCGTCCATCTTACATTCATGTATGTGATGAACCACTCTATCCTCGTCATACACTGCACCGTTACAAAGCTGTAAAAGCTTATTTGAAAGCGCTGCACCGTTTGTAGCAGATATTTCCCCATCAGTAATTTGCAGTATGTACTCCGTTTCAAATTCTTTATAAGCTTTATCGGCCTTGGCATCTAAAACCACATACACCGGATTTATCACAAGGTCAGGAAGCTCTAAATAATCACTTGCTTGCATTGATATGCAAAGGTCCGACAACTCTTTTGATATAAGCTCTTTGGCTCCGTCTTTAGGTGTATAGTTCTGTCTTCCTGATGCGTCTGCTGTGTAACTGTCGAAATACCTGTTACGGTACTGAGTAATAGTCTTATAAAGTCTTTGCCCTTTATCAAGCAGATACACCTGTGCCCACAGATCCATTAAACCGTTAGGCGCCGGAGTTCCTGTAAGGCCTATAATTCTATCTATCCTTGGCCTTATAGCTTTCAAATCTTTAAACCTCTTTGCTTCTCTGCTTTTAAAACTTGAAAGCTCATCTATAACCACCGTATCAAAAGGCCAATCATTTTTGTAATAATCCACAAGCCACGATACATTTTCACGGTTTATAACATAGATATCTGCAGGTGTACAAAGTGCTCTAATCCTCTTTGCGCTACTACCAAGACAGGTGCTTATTCTTAAATGCCTTAAATGCTCCCATTTATCCGCTTCAAGTGCCCAAGTTCCTTCTGCAACCTTTTTCGGCGCTATGACTAAGGCTTTTGAAATCTCAAAACGGTTATAAAGTAAATCATTAAGGGCGGTTAAAGTTATTACAGTCTTTCCAAGTCCCATATCAAGAAACAGCCCAATTTCTTTTTGCGATATTATTCTTTCGATGCAATATCTTTGATAATTATGCGCTTTGAATATCATCTAAAAATTTGTCTACCCCCTCTTTACTGTCAATCACAAAAACCTTGCAACCTAAGTCTTTAAGCCTGCCTATCTGCCTGTTCTGCAATTGACTTGTTTTCCCTCCGGGCCTTTTAAGTTCTACAAAGTAAATTCTGTTTCCGGGCATTATTACAAGTCTATCAGGTACTCCTGCATTGCCCGGAGATGTAAACTTAAAAGCTATGCCCCCCAGTCTTTTCACTCCAAGCCTTAAATATTCTTCGATCTCTCGTTCTCTCATTTCCTCAACCGCCAAAACCAATTGTTTATATCATCTTCTTGCTGATGAAAAGTTTCCACGCCTAAATTTTTTCTTGCCGCTTTGAATTCACTTTTCTTAAAGCCTGTCTTTTTAAATTCAGTTCTTATCCAATCTACTAAATGCCATTCTCCGTCTTTTAACTGATCGGCTAACCAATCTTCACAACTCATATTTTTATTCTCCGTTTTTTTCCCAGACAGGGGCAACTTTGACGCTTTTCCCTATATATATATATGTATTAGGGGTATATATACGGTGTATAGTGTCTATTTTATATAGTTATATACTTAATGTTGCTGTTGCCCTTATATTACAAACCCTTATAAATCAAGGCTTTAGGGGGCAACATTGGGGCAACATTCTAATTGTCAATGTTGCCCCTATAAAATTTTAGAATGTTGCCCTTATGCCCTAATGTTGCCCCTGAATGTTGCCCCTTAAAATCCAACATTTTTGTATCCTCTTTGATCTCCGTGGCATCCGAATTTCATAACTTTGGCGTTATATTCAAACCCGTCTAGGCTACTCAAAATATTATTTATTTCTATTGTATCTTGCCTTCTTGCCGTGCTTGCGTCTTTGCCAAAACACTCTGTCCAGATCTCCGCTGCACATATCCTATCCCTTTTTACGGTATTGCCTTTGTATGTTTTGTACTCAAAGGACCAGTAAGCTCTTCTTTGTTCCAAGCTGTAAGTATTCCATCCTTCCGGTACTTCTTTTTCTACAAAGCTTCTTACCATTCCTGTTTTGATTGAAACCTCTCTGTGCTCTTCCTGTACAAGTCTGGCCATTGCTTCTACGTCTTTTGGTAGATGCAACTTCTCTCCTAACTGCCAGTAAAAGTATGCTTCCGCCCATATTTGGTCTCTCTCTTTTGGAAGGTCATTAAAAACAGATTTTGCGGTTTTAAGTGGATCCGCATCCACAGGCCAAAACCTACGGCTTCCCGTCGGGTCTCTTAAATACTCACTATCATTTGTAGTTCCAAAGAATACGCACTTTCTGGGAAACTGCGCTGTTCTCCTTCCGTACGCTTCTCTGTATATATCATCAGTCTTTGAAAGAAACTGCTTTACCGTATTAGTCTCTGATTTAGACATACCGCTAAGCTCCCCAACCTCTACAATCCATCTGCCCTGAATAAGCTCCGCTGCCTCTTTACCCTCAAAAGTCATAAGGCTGTCTGAAAACCAATCCCCACCGAGTGTTGCAAAGAAAGTACTCTTACCTATGCCTTGTGCCCCTGATACAATCACCATGTTGTCAAACTTGGCTCCCGGTTGCATTACCCTCGTAACTGCTGCGACAAAAGACTTTCTCGTTACAGCTTTTATGTATAAGCTGTTTTCAGCGCCGAAATAGTCTATGAATAAGTTCTCAAGCCTTTGCACTCCATCCCAGTTAAGCCCTGTTAAATAATCTTTAACGCTGTTAAAAGCATGCTTGTGGGCACACAAAGCAGTTGCATCATATATCTTATCTTTGCCCGTGATTCCGTATACGCTTTCAAGATACCATCTAAGGCCTGCGTCATCTGTATCATTCCACTGTCTTTTTTCTTCTTCACTATTCCAGGGAAGAGCTCCGAGTGCAACACCTCTGCAGGCGAATTCGTCAAGCGCTATTTTATCTTTTAGCAGCGGATCGTTATCGAGTATCAGGCTTATATTGCCTATTGTCTTTTCCACCGCTCCGTTGCCGTTGATTTTAAGCCCTGACATCCAGTCGCTATTATCGTCTGTTATGTCGGTTTTAAACTCTCCGCTTGCCTCTTCATATCTCTCTTTAGTTAAAAGCACAGATACCTCTTTAATGCCCCTTACAAGCTCTGCCATTGCCAAATAAGAAGGTAATTTATTTGTCGGTGTATCCGGCTTTGTATCTGCATCCAAGTCACTGAACTTGTGAAGTCTTACAAGGTCCCAAGCATTGCACAGTCTTCCACTTGCAGGGTCTGTAGCATGATGCGAATACAGCCACAACCCGTTGTATACGATTGCACCTCCTGCAGTTGAACCTCCTGAGTAGGTATATCTGTCCTCGTGTTCTGTGCTTAAGTAAGCCCCCGGAATAAGTTCGTCCATAGCCCTGTAAATGTCATAAGTTCTACAAAAAGCACCTATGATTCCGCTCTTCTCTCTTGGATCCTGTTGCTTGTCGGCCAAATGCGTATACTTTTGAGCTTCGTTCGGTACAAGTGGCCATTCTAAATGGTTATGCCAGTCATTGTACATGGCCAGCACGCCCTTAGGATCTAAAAAACCCCCGTCAAGAACTTTAAAAACATATACGCTATCACTGCTACAGCTTGAATTGTACATAAGCCTTGACGCCTGGAATGTTGTTGGGTCTGCCCATTCTATACTAATAAGCTCTGCAACTTTTCTTGCTATCGGTTCATACTCTTCGGCTGTTACGGTGTTTGCAAGTGGAATAATTACTCTAAGTCTCGGTCTTGCAGGTTCGTGCTTTCTTGTGCTATGCACTAAAAGAGCACAGCTAAGCAGGGATATTTTCTTTAAAACTTCGTCGGTCATTCCGCTTGGGATATTATCGAGGTCAAGCGTAACTAAATCCCTGCTCTCTACGCTTCTTGCACCTCTGCGACCGTTTATGAGAGCACCTCCCACGTAACCGCCTACATCCTTAAGTTCATCCTGCTTCGACTTAGGAAGGCTTAGAAAGTGTTCCAGTGTTTCAGGCGACCTTACAGGAGTCTCTAATTTTTTTATAAATTCCGACCACCAAATTGTCTGCCTCTGCCATTTGGTAGAAAAGCGACTGGCGGCAATGGAAATAGTTAGCTTTTTATCCGTCATAATTTAGTCCTTTTTATAAAACATTGATTCGAAACCGTCGCCACGTAGTATTAACCCTTTCGCCCACGGCACCGGTTCAGCCATTATGTCAGTCAACTCTTTAAGTTCTCTATTCGCAGGGCTGTCAACTACCATTTCATCATGTATGTGCATCACTACTTTAAACCCCTTTGCTGCAGTCTTTTTCATACTTAACGCCAAACAATCTCTTGCTATAGCCTGTACGATATTCTCGACTATCTTTCCGCCATAGGTGCCTATTTCGCCCCATTTCTTAGTGCCCTGTTCCACACCCATGTAAAACATTTGTTCTTTACCCTTTTCATTGATCTTAAGTGTAGGGTTTATGTAAAATAACTCTCTACCGGAAGGCAGTGTAATTATCATAAAATTATCTGCTTTTCTGAAAGTACAACCGTTTACATTTTGAGCCATACCTGTACGGACCGCTGTAAGAACTGCGCTCTCACATCTGTACCAAAGTTCAACTATTCTTTTGTTTGAACCTCTCCACCTTGCGACAATATCAAACAGCTCATCATCGCTAAGCCCCATCTTGTCGGCGCCCATAGCCTTTAAAGCCCCAACATGCCCCTGATATCCAAGAGCAAGCTCCGCAATCTTTCCTTTTTGTCTAAGCTCATATTCTGGATTACCTTTTTTAATTCTATCTATGGGTACTCCAAACATGGCGGATGCTGAAGCTTCATAAATCTTGCCGTGAGTGGCAAATACTTCTTGCCTCCATCCCTCTCCTGATAGCCAAGCAATCACTCTTGCCTCTATAGCAGAGAAGTCTGCAACAATAAACTTATTGCCCTGTGCAGGAATAAAAGTAGTTCTTATAAGCTGTGATAAAGTATCAGGAACATTCCCGAATATCATTTTTATACTGTCTAAGTCCTTTGCCTTTACAAGGTCTCTTGCAAGCTCTAACATATCCATGTGATTTCTTGGCAGGTTCTGTACTTGAACAAGTCTGCCCGCCCATCTTCCTGTACGGTTTCCACCGTAAAACTGCAAAAGTCCTCTTATTCTTCCGTCATCACAAAGAGCGTTTTTCATAGCATCATATTTCTTTACAGAAGTCTTCGATAGTTCCTGCCTTATCTCAAGCATCCTTACAGCCGTTTCATTATCAAGGTCTTTTATCATACTTGAGACAGTTTCTTTCCTGAGATTGTCCACCTCTTCGCCTGTCTCTTCCTCAAGCCATTTAGTTAACTGCTGTACTGATTTAGGGTTATTAAGTTCTGTAATTTCTTTTGCTTCTTCCATAAGGCTCTCTGTAACGGCTTGTGAGCAATACAAAGCCCCTTCGATGAGTTTTTCATCTACGGCCACACCGGTATTGTTTATCATCAAATCCAGTCGCCACAATTCCATCTCGTCAGTTGGTACCGGGTATTTATCTAAAATGTTTTTTATAGACATTTCAGTCACTACATCCTGCTTACAATACTCTCTAAACAGTTGCCATTTTTCAGGTTCATGTTGTGGAAGTATTCTTGTCCTAGGATCCTTCTTTGACGGCTTATGCGGTACACAGAACTTGCGTATAAGGCTTAAGCCTACACCCATCTTTCTTTTATCTTGTGGTAGCCCTATAGCTTCGCCTATAGCCGATAGCCCGGCGGGATACCCTAAGTATAGCCCATGATGCATTGTACAAGCCCAGCCGTCTAATGGCAGTTCGTGGCCGTAATATCTAGATAAGCAAAGCCACTCAAACGTTGCATTATACGCGCATTTTTCTATGCCCTGTGAGATTATCAGGCTGTAAAGTAAATCCATACCGGCTTTAAAATCGGGCTCTGTAAAATCAAGTATCTGTACTGGCCCTCCATCTAAGCTATACGCTGCAAGCATTATTTCAAAATCAGGAGAGCGTACATATGCGTACGCCCCCGCCTTTTTAATATCAACACTGCTGTAAGTTTCTAAATCTATTGACAGCCTAATCATAGGCCCATAACTTCGCCCTGTACTATGGGTTGCCCTGTTATAGGATCAATCTGTACAGGTTGCTGCGTATACTGTGGCTGTACAGGTTGCTGCGTATACTGTGGCTGTACAGGCTGTCCGTACTGTGGCTGTGCAGGCTGTCCATACTGTGACTGTGCAGGCTGTCCGTACTGTGGCTGTGCAGGCTGTCCATACGCTGCCTGACCACTTCCAAAATCTTCAGATGCTGATGCTTTTGTTCCTGCCAAAGGCTCTCCGTCTTCAAGCTTTTGAACATTGTTAAGATAGCAGCCTATTCCTTTTTTTCCTGCGCTAAAATACGGAGCGAAATTTACTGAAAGTCTGCCATACATTCCTGAATACACCTCTGTTGCACTCATTATCGGCTGTAAGTCAGGACCTACTATCTCAGGTCTTGGTTTAGTTGGATCTGCGTCAGTTGACGCCGTGAAAACCCAGCATCCTCTGCACTCCTCTCCGAATGGAGAACCATCCAGTCTTACTCCGTCGCCGTCATGAATCGGTGTAGGTACTACCGGAGGAACTACCCCGTTCCATTTTCCGTTTCTGCCCTCTTCTATAGATTGTGCTATAGCTGCATCAATAGCCTGCTTTGTCTGTATGTCTGATTTTGGCAACAGCGCTGTTACGCTATATTTACTGTTTCCGTTTAAGTCGTTTCTCGGATTTAAAAGTGCCACATAGCTAAATCTTACTTTTCCTGTTATTACTTTACTCATTTGTTGATTCCTCCTTGAATTCATCTGCTGCTTTTAATTTAATAGATTCTCTTTTATCGCTTTCAGGTACAAGTGCCGGTTTACCTGTACTTGTTGTTACCATGTCGCCTACAAGGGTTGCAAAATCTTTTTTACCTATCTCATCTTCCACTTGTGCTAAAGTAAGGGGTGTCTTTTTCCACAAAACAGCTTCATCTATGCCACTGTCTGTAAGTTTTTTAAAAGCCGTATCCATATCCGACCAACTTCTTGTTTTTCTGCCTGCTACAGCCTTCCATCCCGGTATATCGACACCTTTTAATGCTTCTGCCAAAGCCCATTCATCTAAAACTTTTACCCAACTTGCAACGTCTCTCGCCTTCTGTAAGATAGCACCCACTTCTTCTAAAGTAAGAAGTTCAGGCTTTTTAAAGTCAAGTTTTGCTAACTCTCTGCATTTTTCAGCGTGCTTTTGACATATCGGTTTAGCTTTGCAAAAACCACACCAAGATCCTTCTTTTTGTTCTCCTGCGCCTATGTACGCCATTTCTACTGTCAGCCTTATGCTGTCACCCCAAGCCTTTAACTCCTTTACACTTGTTGTAAATATTCCACCGCCATCTTTGTTTCTAGGCTGAAAGATATGCATATGCACAGTCTGAATATTGTAAAATAACTCATATTCCCCAATAGCGCCAAGTGCATACAGTTTTAACTGTGGATTATTTTCTGCACTGACTGCAACATTCTTCCCATACTTTAGATCCACTATGTGTAAATCGTTACCCGATATTATAATGCAATCTGCCGTGCCAAAGCCTTCAGGGATATATGCGGATAAGTTAAGCTTTACTTCTACAGCGATATAAGGCTTTTGTGCGTACGAAAGCACGATACCTCTTATATACTCTGTGTATTCATCCGTAAGAGCGTCCATCTCTTTTTGGTACATACTATCGTTTGTAAAATCCTTAAGTACCTTATTGAAAGACCTTTTCGGTAACGGATCTATAAGCATGTTCCTTACTTTAGCCTCAGCTATTGAGTGCGCCAATGTGCCCTCTTTTGCGCTATCTGACGATCTATCTTCAAAATTCTCTTCAAGTCTTGCGCTGGGGGTGCACTCTAACCACCTGTGCGCCCCCGATGCGCTTAATACTGCATGCTTTGGCATTAAAGTTTTACCCCCATCTTTTGCAACTCTGCTGCAATCTCAGGAAGTTGCGCCGGCTGTAGCTGTGTAAGTGCTGCTACTCCAAATCTTGCTAAAAGTTGCTGAAACTCTCCTAATCTTCCTGCATCTTTAAGCTGAATTGCCCCGACTGCTATCTGATCAATAGAGTAGGTAGGCATTTGAGTAGGTGCCTGCGGTGTAACAGGTGCCTGCGGTGTAACAGGTGCCTGCGACTGCTGTGTCGGCGCTACCGAATCAGGTTGCTGTACTGCAGGAGTCTCAGGAATAGCAGGCATACTAGGCTTAATCTCTATATGCGTGGATACTGGCTCCACTACGGCTGTCTGATTACCAAGTATCTGCTTTGCAAAAACTACCATCTCGTCAAAAGTTTCAAAAGTTAAATTAATCAT